TTTAGTTCGAGTAACCAAACCACTTCCATCTCAAGTGCAAAGCGCGGATACATCAGCCAAAACATAGACAGCACAGACAGTAATGTCTTTGTTATTGTTGCGACTGGAATCGGCGCTGGAAGTAGTAATACCCGTGCAAATATACAATGGCGCGAAACCAGATAGTCTAGATTTTAATCTAATAGTGTAATACTATATAACGTATGAATGTTGTTATTGGTAACGATACTAGTTTAATTTTTGCCTATGGGCAAGATAATATTGTGACATTTCGTCCCAATTTTTGGCCGACTGACGTTCCAGGTTTATCCTCATGGTTTAGTGCTGATTATGGTGTTTACACAAATACTACAACTTTAGCGCAGGATGGAAATCTAGTTAATATTTGGAATAGTCGTGTGAATGGTATTACTTTATCTCAACCTACGCTTATAAAGCAGCCTAAATTTGAAAATGGTGGAATAAAATTTGATGGAGCAATGGGTTTTAGTAATTCTGATATAAATTCTGATTTGTTATCTGGAACAAATAGCGCCGCTTTAATTTCCCCATTAAATTATTATGTAGTTGCTAGTGGAATCTCTGGCGCGACTACAAATGCGCCAGCACCTATAATAAAACAATCAAATAATACTATAAGTAATTCCCCCTATGTTTTTACAATAAACAATATTAGCGTTCTTGGCGCCGCTAATACACAAAATACACCTACCAGTCTTAACGCGGGCAATACAAAGAGTGTTACCGCCTGTATTTTTACTGATAATAATAATGCAACCATAAGAAATGGTAATTCTACACAAAGTATTACCACGCTTGGTAACGCAAGTAATGTAGATACAACATTTTACGTTGGCGGTTTTAGTCAAACAAGTCAAACATCTTCAAATGCCTTAATTGGTACTATTTATGAAATACTTATTTATTCAGGCGTGGCGCATACCACAGAACAACAAAATTTAGTACTAACATATTTAGCCCAAAAATGGGGGGTAATACTATAATTTTTATAAATTAATCATGCCATCAAATCCAATTCATGATAAATTATGCGCACTTTGCGGCCATAAGTTGTCACTTGAAAAATTCTCAATAGATATACATGGCGACGAAGGGTTTTCATTTTATTGTAAACTCTGCGAAAAACGATTAGCTAGAGAACAAAAAAAAATAAAAAAGAAAAAATCACGTTAGATATTTAAATAATTAATTCATATTATGAATATATGAAAGTTATTTTTTCATTATGGACTGGTCCTAAAAAAAATAAAAATCCTGATAAAAGATTTTTTAGAGCCATGGCCGCTACTTCTAATTTTTTAGCCCAAAAATGTGGCTATGAAACTGTCTTATATACGGATAATGTGGGCAGAGAAGCTCTATCAAAAATAAACTATAATAATGTTATAAGTTTACCAGAAGAAACTTTAAATAAATTCCCGACTTCAGTATGGAGTATGGGTAAAATTTTAACTGCATCATTAATAAATGAACCGTTTATACATATAGATTTTGATTTATTTTTAAAAGCGCCACTTAATCAAGAGTTATTATCAAAAGAAGCTATTTTTTTTCATCATGAAATTTGGATGGATAGATTATTAGCCGATACTTCTTTTTTAATAAAAAGGAGGCCAGAAAATTTAAAAGATAATAATTCTGTCCGTTCTTATAATTGTGGAATTTTTGGTGGAACAAACTATACAGCATTTAATGAAGTCTGTAAAGAAATATGTGATATTGCAATTAAAAACTCTGATTTTTTAAATAAAATGAATGACCAGCAAAATAAATTAAAAGCTAAAAAATTAGTAAGGCATGGTTTACATTTGCCAATGTTATTTGAACAATTATGGATACCACAATTATTAAAAAATAAAGGTGTTAATATACATACAGTATTAAAAAATACAAAAATGGAAAAATATGAAGAGATAAATTATGCTGAAAATTATAATCCTGCAAATTTTTTAAGCCATTCTGAGGCTGAATGGGAAAATATTAAAATGGAAAATACTAAGTATTTAAGATTATTACAGGCAGAATCGGCTAAAATGAATATTTTACATCTTTACACTATATCTCGTACCCCAGAGAATAAACAGCAAATTCTAGATTTTGTTAGAAAAAATCGTGTAAAGCACTAATTATTTATTAATAGCTAAAATATATCTGTTCCAAATTATTTTTATAATGTGAATTAAAAAGTGTCCATGTGCTAAAAAGTGTAATTAATAGTAGTGTTAATTGTTCTCTAACATGAAAAAAAAGCAAGAAAAAACTCGTGACGTTTCTCCATACACGGAGAAGAAAAAAACAAAAGTAACCATCGATCTTAGTATCCGTGAATTGCCTTGGACAGATAAACAAAAACAGTTTATTGACCTAGCCTTGCATAAAGATACTAAGGTAATTATTCTAAAAGGCGTTGCTGGAACCGCTAAAACTATTTTAGCAGTTTATAGCGCCCTGCGTTTAATTAAAGAGAAAAAGGCTAGTGAAATATACTATAGCCGCGTGCCAGTAGAGGCATCTGTACATGGTATTGGTTATATCAAGGGAACTTCAGAGGAAAAAATGTCTCCATATACACAACCATTAGTAGATAAACTGAATGAATTGCTTCCAGTACCTCATGTTAAATCACTAATGATGGATGAAAGAATTATTGGGGTTCCATTAGGCTTTTTACGTGGTCTAAATATATCTAATGCTACATTTATTATGGATGAGGCACAAAATTGTCGCGTTGAGGATTTTTTATTAGTGATGACTCGTATGGCTACGTTTTCCACACTGTTTATTTGTGGAGACGCGCAACAATCTGACATTAAACAAAGCGGTTTTTGTAAAGTATACGATCTATTTGATAATGAAGAATCAAAAGAGTCTGGAATTCACACCTTCGAATTCGGAAAAGAAGATATCGTACGTTCTGAGATCCTTTCATATATTATAGAGAAATTTGAAAAATTAAAGAATCGAGTGTAATATTCTTTAATGATTAATCTTTATCCAGTTAGTAATGCAATTATTACGGCTATAGATTGTGGGAGTCCATCTGGCACTTCATTACCATTATCTGGATCGATTAATATTTCAGAATTTACGAATTTAACTGGTTTTTCATGTACTGGAGGACACAATATTCAAAGTTTCACTGGAAACGTATCATGCCCTAATTTAAAATCATTAGTTTTAACTGAAAATCTTTTATCACAATTTCCAAATTTAAATAATAACACATTATTAGAGGAATTAAGACTAGATAATAATAATATTTCTGGAATAGTTCCATCATTATACTATTTATCAGGTTTAAAAATTATTAGACTACAGGAGAATAGGTTATTAAGTGGAACTTTACCAAGTTTAACTGGCGGTTTAACTGGTGTTAAATCTTTTTATAATATTGGTTGTAGTATGAGTGGAAATATAGTTTTAAATGATGTTATAACTGATTATAGATGCGATAGTCAAAATGGATCTATAAAAATAGGCGGAATCTTACCACCGTTACCAGCTAGTTTAAGTATATTTTACGTTTATAATAATAAAATTAGTGGCGGTTTACCATCAATGACTAATAATATACAAGAGTTTAAATGTTATAATAATTTATTAACTGGTTTTACGAACAATATTAGTACTGCTAGTAAATTACAATATTATCATATTGGTAATAATAAAATCTCTGGAGAAATACTTTTGGGTCCGAAAACGAGTGTATTTAAATACTACGATATTTCATCAAATTATATAACTGGATTTATTCCATCAACTTTAAATACATGGCCTAATTTAAGATTATTTAGTTGTCAAGACAATTATATTTCTGGAAGTATTCCTACATTACCCCTATCTATTGTAGATTTTAATTGTGGGTCTCAAAGTGGAACTGTTAAAATTACTGGATTTATTCCTCCATTAATTACCTATACAAATTTAAATGTTTGGCACAGCAATCAAAATCAAATTAGCGGAAGTATACCTACTTTACCCAATAGTATAACAGATTTTTTATGTCATGGTAATTATATGACTGGTTTCATACCCACATTAATCTCTAACGTAAATTTAGATAGATTTAATTGTGGTAATAATAATATAAGTGGAATGATTCCAGACCTATCTGGTAATAAGAAATTAACAATATTTAAAGCTTATATTAATAATTTGACAGGATATGCTGGTACTTCATTACCCCCGACTCTTACTGAAATATCATTGAATGATAATTATTTTAAACAACCTGCTATTGATAGCTTTTTAGTAGCTCTAAGTGGGGCACAAAGTACTCTTGCTGATAATTCACCATACTTAGTTTATGGAAGTTTATTAGAACTCGATGGAAATAATATGTCATCGCCAGGAATTTCTGGACGCGATGCTATAAAATATCTTACGGGTAGAAATAACCAAGGATGGTGGCAAATCACTACGGGAATGAGCGTAATATCATGATAACAATTTATACAAATCAAAATTTAAATACGCAAGATTATACTATTTATTATGGTCAAACACAACTTAATATAGATTCAAACAAATGGTGGTTTTTATATAATTTTGATACAAGTACGATTCTTATACAACCCAAACAAAAAGCTTTGAGTATTTTAGTTAATTTTACCGTAGTACTTTCTGATACTCTAGAAGAATTAAATTCTTATATTGAGACTAATAATTTAGTTTTATCCCGTGGTTTAAGAAAAACATTAAATCCTTATATTAATTACGATTAACTATATATACCCACGATTTCATCGGGTATATCTAGATAATCTTTTACATTATCTAATAATTTAGTAGGGCAAATCTTTTGTACCTTACGGTATTTTCTATTGTTATCTGGCCAATTATTATAATTATATAAAAAAGCATATTTATACAATATGCTATTGGCATTTTGCGCATACTCTTTATAATCAAATAAATTATTATTTTTAATAATTTTAAATGTACGTTTTTCACAATCTAATTCTAATTCCATTAATGCCAATAATTCTTTTTTATATTTTTCAGGTTTTAATAGTATTTGACTATATGTAATATCATAATCACAATATTTATTCCATACTTTAGTATCATCTCGCCACTGTAGAAAATGCGCGTACTCATGAATAAGAACTCCAAACCATTCGTGGTCTTTTAATCCGCCTGTTGCTACTTTAATAATAGGATTATCATTCGCATTCATATAAAAAAGTCCAGAACATTTACTTTTACCACCACAATAGCGGCCTTTTACAAATACTACTTTTCCATCTAAATCTCTTAAGTCTTCTTCGACTATTTTAATGATCTCGGAGTTATTAAGCGACATCGATAGTAATTTACACTGTAAAATTATAAAAGAGTTAATCAAAAGAGATTTTTGAATTTCTTGTGTAAATCATTCATAATAAGTGTATGAAATATTTTTGTTCAAAGTGTGGTAAGACTACTGCATATAATTTAGACTTACCCAAGTTTTGTTCAGCTTGTGGGCAATCTTTTGCTAGCATGCCTAATAAATCCATTACCACTAGTATATATAAAAATGAATTAAAATTAAAGGAAAATAAATATCCCGAAGATGATGTTCAAAATAATCAGGTAAATTCTAATATAAATTTTAAAAATATAAAACCCGCATTTACAATCGACGTATATAAACCACATAATGAAACTTTTGGATCACTAATAGATAATCCATCTAAACCTATAGAAAATAATGATATACAATTTAATAATATTAATAGATCAAGTGAAGAAATCCTAGCAGAATTCCAAAGGGAAGCTGGTTCTTTAAGATCTAACGAATAATATATGCCTAAAAAGATAAAAGTTATTAGGCCTACATTCGAAGACTCTATTGATATTATAGACTCAGAAATTAAAAAAAGAAAACATCGTTGGCATTTAACTGCGATTGCATGGATGGATTTTGAAGATGTTTCTCAAAGACTTAGAATCCATATTTATAAAAAATGGACTAAATGGGATCAGGACAGACCATTGCGACCATGGTTAAATCAAGTTATTAATCATCAAATGACTAATATGCTTAGAAATCATTATTCTAATTTTTCAAGACCATGTTTAAAGTGCCCATTTAATACTGGAGAGTACGGTTGCTCAATACATGGTACTCAAAATAATAGTTGTAAAGATTATAAAAAATGGGAAAAGAGTAAAAAGTCGGCTTATGACGTAAAATTTCCATTAAGTATACATAGTCCTAACCACGAGAATCCAGAAACAACACTAGAAAGTGTATTACATGATACTGAAAATACTATTAATATAGAAACTGTTTTACCAGCATTTCATGAAATAATGAAAAAAAATTTAAGCAATATTGAATGGAAAGTTTATGATTATATGTTTCTACAAAATTTAGATGAATCAGAAGTGGCAAAAAAAATGGGTTATAAATTAAGTTTAAAAGAGGGGCGGCCAGCTTATCGTCAAATTAGTAAAATTAAATCTAGAATTTTACAAAAAGCGCGCGAATTAGTAAAGGATGTTTTATGAGCGATTTAACCGAAGAACAGGGTAATAGAGTAAGGGAAATTTTAAAGAAAAATCCCGAATCAAGCATATCTGAAATTACTGTTTATGCATATGATGATCCAACTATGGATAGTCGTAGTAAAGAAGGGCGTGCTGTTAAAAAATTTCTATTAGATAATAAAATTGAATATAAAAATCGTTCGGTATTTACTCGTGACCGTATTGAATTAACAAAAGAGCAGCAAGAATTTATAGAAAATAATTATAAAAATCAACACTATTTAGATATGGCAAAAATCTTATTTAAAAATAATGATTTAACCCATTTAAATTTAGAAGCGCGCGAAGTAAATAAATATGTAGAAACAATTCAGAAAAAAGATCCCACGCATTTGGAAATGAATACTTACGTTCCAAAAGAACGCAATAATCCACTTGGTGAGTATTTTCCACCGAGAAGATCTGATCAAACTCTATATAGAATTAATAGATATTTAAACTTGGGTTGGGAATTAGAAAAATTAAAAGCCGTACAAATAAAACAGGTTGATACTTTACAAAGATATTTAAATACTTTTAGTTTTTGTTATCAAATTAATACTTATAGGCGAGAAGATGATAGAAAATTATTTGAAGATGCTTTTATACGTTATACTTATGATAAAGAAGACTTAACTCAGGAAGAGTTAGATCAATTTATTGTATTATGCACAGAGGTTGTGACTGCATCTACTATTCTTCAGCAAGTAGAGGACTTACGCCAAACTCTTAGACAGGCTAGCGAGGAAGAAGAGGGGCGTAATATTAAGATGCAGCTTAACGAAGCTATTAGTAATCTACAAACTGAGTACAACCAGTGTCGTGGGCGTCAGAATAAATTATATAAATCCCTTGTAGACGATAGATCTAAAAAGATACAAGAACGTAAGCAAGAGAACGCAAGCATTTTAAATTTAGTTCAGGCGTGGAAAGATGAGGAACGTCGTAAGAGTATTATTCATCTTGCCGAAGCTCAAAAGCAAAATCTAGAAGGCGAAGCTAGACGCCTATCTTCCATGGACGAATTAAAAGCAGTAATTCGTGGAATTGATATAGATGAAATGGTACATAGCTAATATAATTATTATGGATAAGAATAAAATGTATTTAAAATGTAAAGTCTGTGGAAATGATTTTGATTTTTTTACAGAACTTAAAGATCATTTAAAAAATTATCATAAAGTATCTGCTAAAACCTATTTTGAATCTAATTATCGACGTATTGATCGTTTAAATGGTGAAAAATTAGAATATAAAACTTTTGATCAATATACAACCTGTGATTTTAAAGATAAAAAGAACTATAAAAGTTGGTTAAAGACTTTAAGTAAAGAAGAGTGTGCTGATTATTTTAAACATAAATTATTACAGTATATAGAATTAAAAAATCTAGAATATGCTCCATCTCAAGTAGAATGTCAAACAATTAGTTGTTTAATTCCAGTTAGTAGTATGGAAGGATTTTCTGGACTCACTTATAATGAAATTTGTGAATCAATAAAATTAAAAACAAGATTTGATTATAAAAATAAAGATATTATTTTAACTCCTATAGATCAAATTATCATAGATACACGCGAACAAAAACCATTTAAGTTTAAAGATAAGGTTGTTATTGAATCTAAATTAGAATACGGAGATTATTCTGTACATCCAAATAATAAATTATCAGTAGAACGTAAAAGTCTAGTAGATCTTTTTGGTACACTAAGTGGTGGACGTGAAAGATTTGAAAAAGAAATACAACGCGCTAAAAAAATTAATGGTTATATTGTTGTTGTAGTCGAATCTACTTTAAATAATATGTTGTATCAAAAGCAAAAATTTTCCAAGGCTTCTGGAGATTTTATTGCCCATAATATGCGCCAAATTTTAAGAAATTACGATAATATACAATTTGTATTTTGTGATGGGCGTGAAGAGGCTCGTAATAAAACAATCCATATCCTAGAAATGAATGAAAATGCTTTTAATTTAGATTTACAATATTATTTTGACACAACATGGCACTCATTGTAGGAAATCAAAAAAAATCTAAACCATTAGCTAATGTCAATCAAGAGTTACTCAATTTAAAAGGTGACTTAACTGACGAAGAAGCACGGATTAGTCTTGCTAAATTTCTAAGATACAATCTTGGTTTTACCACGGAGTTATCATTAGGTTTAACATTAGAAGCTTATCAAGAATTAACCCTTAATTCTTTTTTTAATAGAAATTATTGTATGTTAGTATGGGGTCGCGGTGGCGCAAAGAGTTTTTGTGCTGCAATTTATTGTATTCTTAAATGCATGTTAGAACCTGGGACGAAAATACTTATTGCGTCTATTAACTTTCGTACTAGCCGTCGTGTTTTTAATGAAATTGAAAAATTCTTAATGTCACCAGAGGCGGCTCTAGCCAGACAGTGCTTTGGTTTAAAAAGCAAGCGTAATGACCAGTACGAATGGCAAATTAATGGTGGGAGTATTACAGCTATCCCACTAACTGGTGAAAAAATTCGTGGTATTCGTGCGAACGTACTTATTCTTGATGAGTTTTTACTTTTACCACCAGATATTATTGATAATGTTCTCATTCCGTTCTTGAGTTCGCCAAGAGATGTGGGTGAGCGTATTCGTATTCGAAAATTAGAAGACGAATTACTTAAAAAAGGTTTATTACATCCTGAGAATAGACATATATTTGAAAATACATCTCAAATGTTATGTTTAAGTTCTGCTAGTTATACTTTTGAGCATTTATTTCGCGTACATCAACAATGGTCAAACTTAGTTGAGAATCCCGAAGCGCAAGAATCTAAAGAGGGGGAACTTCCTGGGACATATTTTATTTCTCAATTAAGT